AAGATGAGGTTGTCGTGCCCCCTACGTACTGCACCATCAAGAAAGAGCGCGAAGCATTCACCGCACAGGCGGTGCCGGCCGCCGTACCGAGCGCAATGGACGAGTCATAGACCTTAGCCGGATTTGAGAGCGAAGCCATGATGGTCTCCGTTGTACGGAAATGAATTTCCCGTCCTATATCACATTTTTAGTCAAGAACAGCCGGAAGTGTCCAATCAGCCTGCCATTCGACGCCTGTAGTGTGGACGTACTCAGGAACGTCGTCATAAGCCACTGATCCCGTAATAAGATTCTTGGTTGTGTTCGAGAGTTTGGTGATCGGCCGCAGGGAGCGCGATTGTCGTCTGTATAACCTCAGTCATCATGCCCTGCCAGTATGAACTCCCATAATTTTGCCCTAGACGAAGGCCAGAACCTGTACCGAATGCAATTGTATTGGATAATGTTGCTGCAAGTGAGCCATTCATGTACAGCCGCAAAGACGAGTCAGCGGCTGCCGTGAAGATTGTAGGTACTCCAGTTGTAATTCCTATATTCGCAGACTGTGACACACCAAAATCGACCAAGTTGACGTATGGGGAGCCACTATTTGGGACGAAGTATAGGAACATCGCGTTTGAAGCAGATCCGCCGACAGTATACGGGATTATTGAGCTTGTACCATTTGGCGCAAAACTACCCACAAAATTAAACGCTGCCGCTGTCATCCCAGAAGGGGAGTTCACATTAGGCACGTTTAGGAATGACGTAGTATTCTCGGAAAAATCCAGTGCTGGACGTCCGTTCACCGTTACTAAAGAACCGTTATTTACAATGCGCGGATCATATGCGGCGGCATATTGAGTTAGGTTACCAGAGCTACCCAGCGTGCCTTGATTGTACCAAGTCGTTACATATCCACTTCCAGAGCCACAAAACGCCAGCAGTGTGATCGTATCCAGGCTGTTGCCGATGAAGCCAATGTCCATCACCGCATTGTCGCTATCACGGCGCACATTGATAGCTGGGCCAGCGTATGTCTGCGTGAGGCGGCGTAAGGAATACGCTGCGGCTGGGAGGGCGCTCAATTGATCAAGAACAAGCGGTGACGCGGCGGAAAGCGCCGCGTATTCCTCAGCCAATGTCTGATTTTTGTAAGCTTGTCCGTTCGTAGATGACACTGCCGCACTTAGCTTCGCATACAGTTCGGCATCTGCTTGACTAACGCCTTGAGCATATGGGTTAAACCCGGCCGCCTGAAGGCGTGCAAACAATTCGGCTTGCGTTTGATTCGCCACGACGAACCTACCTAATTTTGAATTTGCCCTTGGGCGTGTTGACTTCCTCGGTCTTCATCTTCTCGTGCTTGTTGCCACTCTTGCCGAGGACCTTGTTCGCCTTGGCGTCAATCTTGGCTTCCTGCGATTTCGACATGCGCCCAGCATTCACCGCCTGAGAAGCCCTGGCTTTCGCGTTTGCCGCGTGACTCTTGTCTGGCACTGGGTAGCTCTTGTCCGGACCGGCGAACTGGCTACCCTTCAATTTCTTGCGCCCTTCAGTCGTTAACTTGCTCATTTCGCAGATCCGCCTTTCGTGAAGCCATCCCGCATCATCTGGCCGACGCCATCTTTAGCACCATCGCCCTTCTTTTTCTTCACCTTTTCCGGCAGTTTATTGAGCTTCTTGCCCTCGGAGGCGGCCGTGAATTCCTTGCCCACCTTCTGAGGAACGCCGCCAAATCCGCCAGGAGTGTGCGCGGCGGCTTGCATGAGTCGATTTTGTGCCTTGCTCCGAACGGGCATTTCATCCTCCTACTGTTCAACCGGGCTCGGCGGAAATGGCTTTGGCGGGTCGATTTTGTCCAGCCAGCGGTGGAAGTGATAGACCAAGCGCCAGTAAACTGCGCCTGATACCCCGATTCCAGCTACAGCCGACAGAATCGGATGATTCGTAAGTAATTCAATCATTTAGGCAAGTCCTTCACATTCACGACGTACTTTCGCGCCTGATCTTCCAGAACCATAGCCGAAGCAACCGATTCCGCGATAGCTATGGCTTTAGGCATGTCAGTTTTGAGCATCGGAATCTGCTTTATCAGCGCAGCGGCACCTTCCTGAAGCGCCGGCCCGCTCCATTTACACATTTTCAACTGGAAACGCGCTCCCTGGGTCTTCGTGGTGATGGCAAACTTGAAAATGGGCCAGCGCGCCGCAATCGCAGCGCACCGCGCGCCCCCAATTTTCCCAATGACCGGGAATTTCCTGCCAGGGGAAGGTTTTTACAATATGCCCTTCAAGCGCGCACCGCTCGAATATGCCGCGAACGGCCGGGGCGGTCGGAGGCGAGGCCAACCGTCCCGGCTGGAGCGCGGAGGGTCCACCGCTGATCCCTGGCGTTCTGGCCGGAGTGACGGCTCCGGCGTCGTGTGAGGATACCCATTCGTCAAAAGGGGCGCAACGTCTCGTCTTGCTCGATTTCCAAAACCATCGGTTCCTGAAAAGCATCATCTGTCCCAATACTGCTTCGGTTCTGTCTCGCGCTTCGCCTGCACTGACGGCTCAATAGGCTCCATATCGTAAATGCGACTCGTGGCGTCGATTAAGTCTTTGTAACGTCCAAACGGGAATGAAACATATTCCTCGATAAAATGCACCGTCAAATCGTAAACGTGCCGCTCCTGATCGGCGCATTTGATCGCCTTGGCGATGATCTCCGGCGTCCCGGCCTCGAAAGCCCGCCGCTGGGCAACCGTGAGAGGCCGCAAAATATCAACAGGCGTGTAGATGACTTCCTGAAAGTTCTTTGCCTCCGGGTTTGTCTCCACCCGCCACGTATGGGGTCTGGCATTGTAGAGGCACACGGATGGGAGATAGAATCGCGAGTTGCGGAAATCCGGCTCCAAACGCTCCACGCGCTCGCGCTTGCTCTGGCCGCCCTCGCGCACCCAGTTCAGTTCCTCAATGTCAAAAACGGCATTATCCACGCCATTTTTATGCTCCAGCAACATTTGTTCCTGAAAATACTCATCGTCCGACTGCGCGCCGTACCTCTCATAGCCGACCGCCACATGTTGCACTCCCGGCACAGCCGACCATTTGCGGTAGAAACCGCGAAGATAGAGCCACCGTTGGGAAAGCGTCATCCGGTGGCATATCCCATCCAGTAGGTACTTCGCGCCATTCGTGGCGATGCCAATTACCGCCATGGCCGTATTGTCGCTCTCGGCTCCGCGCCCCTTCGATGGGTCGGCCATGATGTAAACGTTGAGCGTGCGCGGTCGAAGCTCGTAGGGCCGCAACCATTCTGGCCGGAACGTGGCGTCTTCATCAGCCATAGGGTTCTGGAGCTGCTGGGCCGCAATGGTCTGCCGGCTGGTTGTCTGAAGCTTGCGCTGCCACTCACGTTTCGTGAGCAGCACCGGGTTTCCATCGAACCGGCCGTTGTGCGTGGCGGCGTATATCCTGGGCTCAACTGCCTTGCGCCGGAGCATTTCAGCATAGGAGTCGTTGAGGCTGTATCGCGTGCCAATATACCGCTCCCGGCCGCCGCGCATCTCCGATACCCCGAGGTTCAGCGATAGCTCCCAGGCGTCGGTGGTTTTTTTTACCTGTTCCGCCGTGGTTACGCTCTCGCGTGTTACCACGTCATCGTACACCCGCAGGATGAAATGGCGACCGGTCGGCTGGCCGTCCACGAGACCCCAAGCCTCAACCGTCGCCTCTTTCGGATTGCCTTTGCGCTTGACGATGATTCCGCCATCCTCGCCCCACTTAGGGGCCTCGCGCCGGGGCTCCGCCCACAGAATATCCGAGAACAGGAAGATAAGATATTTGTTGTCTTCGAACTCGCGCATGATCTGCCCGAGGAAGGTCTTCGCCGTGGGCCGGTTATGCGAGAAGATCCCGACCGTGATTTCTGGGTCTTTCAATATGTCCTGAATTGTGAGCCCAAACGTGATGACTGACGATTTTCCATGTTCACGAGCCCAAAGGTCAAGATGCCCGTCCGGGTTCGCCTCGACCTCTCGGATGCGGCTGAAGTGAAAATCCGTGTTCAGATCCACGCGTCGGAGAAGCCGAATCAGGAGATAAAACAGATCGTTCCTGGCGAGCCAGCGTTCAGCCTCGCGCCATTCTGCATCGCCATTCTTCCGCGTCCTGGCCGCTTCCTCAATGTCTGCATAGAACTGAAAAGAGGCCAGTCTGCTATCCGGCAGGCGGCCTCTCAACTTCTCGACGGGCGACTTGGGAGACATTAATGCAGGATAATCCAATCCACGGCGAGAATGTCACAAAGCCTGATGCTGCTTATGCGCCAGCGGGAAACATTCTCCACGACGATGCCTTCAACCAACACCCACGCCTCTGTCATCTTCCAGCTTGGCCGCATGATAGCGTGCCCAGCCTTCATCGCCGCCAGCGCGCCGGAGAAATCGCAGGCATCCTCCGGCTTATAGGCCGCATCGAACACGTCCTTGGGCGACCACGAGATATAACCATCCGCGTAGCGCACGGTATATCCAGGGACTTCGTGAATAGGATCTCCTTCACCAAAGATCCGTGGGCTAGGCACGGCATCAACACGCTTCGTTCCCCAATATCCGCGCCATTCATCCGGCATAACGGTGGCTCCTTGTGTTCTTGACCGCGATTACGGCCCGGCCGACGCTTTGCGCAGACAATATGTCATTAAATTCCTGCGCGTTCACGTCCGAATAGATCGAAACCTTGCCGCTGGGCCACTCGACGTGAAGCTCATTCGCCTCCGGGTCGTGGCCGAGCGCCTTGACATAGCTGCTGGTCACAGTTTGCCGTTTAACCATGTTCGATGGTCCTTTCATACTCGGTGATGCGCCGCCAGCCCTTTGTGGCATGGAAGCGGAAGCCCTCGATCTCGCGGATGAGATGGGAATCGACGCGCGTCAGGTTGCGCCGCCACTTGATGCCGGTCCGAGGAACCGGAGTAAACTTACCACCGCCGGTCCTGGCTAGTTGCTGTGCCCGCCGCGCCGCGAGCATCTTCTTGCGCTCCGGTGAATTGCGCTGCATCACATGTCTCCTTCTCGCCTTCGGTAAAAGGCCGGAGGCACCTGCTACGGATACCTCCGGCATCAAGTTAAACAGGGATTGGTGCCGTCACATGCACCGCAATCTATCTCACCCTTGCGACACTTTATTGTCAACTGAAAAAGAGAAAGGCCCCGGGGGAGTAGCCCGGAGCCTTTCTGGACCACCAGCTCAAAGTTCTGGTCGGCCTCGCTTGGTGGGCTTGCGG